CCCATTGCTTACGCAGTGAAGGTCGCAGAACGAACCCAGCAGGAAAAGCAGGTCCAGCAGATTCGTGCAGAGCAGCAACGCATTGCTAGAGAGCAACAGGCAGAGCGCGAGGCACACCTGGAGAAGCATCTTGTTGAGGAGGCTAAGAGGGTTGCAGAAGCAATTCCTGACTATGCCCACCCCGAAAAGGGTGAGAAGGTTCGGTCTGAACTTCGTAGCTTTGCAAAGTCAATCGGGTATTCAGATACCGAGTTGGCTAACGCAACGGACTCTCGTGCTGTATTGACGTTGTGGATGGCAAGCCAGTACCAGAAGTTGCAGAAGGCAAAGCCTGGTGTAACCAAGAAGGTTACCGAGGCTCCCAAGATGCTAAGGGCTGGGAACGCAACAGGTAAGACCATAGCCACAGAGGCTGCAAAACAGGACTTTGCGCGGCTAAAGAAGACGGGATCTCGTCAAGACGCTGCCAGAGTATTTGAACGATTTTTATGATTTAGGAGATTGAAATGGCTGTCCCTTCAGGTACATACCAAACCTTCACGGCTGTCGGTCAGCGTGAGGACTTGACTGATGTTATCTACAACATCAGCCCCACAGAAACACCTATCCTTTCGTCGCTTGCTCGCACGAAGGCAACCGCTGTTTACCACGAGTGGCAGACGGATACCCTCGCAGCAGCAACCACCAACAACGCACAGGTTGAAGGTGACGATGCTACGGCTGCAACGCTTTCTCCCACAACCCGTCTCGGTAACTATACCCAGATCGTTGCTAAGACGATCCAGGTTTCCGGCACGATGATGGCTGTTGATCTTGCAGGTCGCCGCGCAGAGAAGGCTTACCAGCTCTCGAAGGCTTCGCAGGAACTCAAGCGTGACCAAGAGACGATCATTTCTGCTAACCAGGGCCGTTCTGCTGGTGGCGCATCGACCGCTCGCAAGATGGGTTCGTTGCTTTCTTGGCTCAAGACCAACTCGAACTACAACACCTCGGACGGTGCTAACCCCACCACCATCGGTGTTTCGACCCGTTCGGACGGTACAACCCGTACCTTTACCGAGGCAATCCTTAAGGATGGCGTTCAGCAGGTTTACACCTCTGGCGGCAGCCCCAAGATCCTCGTTGTTGGTCCTGCACTGAAGCAGACTGTATCTACCTTTGCTGGTATCGCAGCACAGCGTTACATGGCTCCTTCGGATGCTCCCACAACCATCATCGGCGCGGCTGACGTTTATCTCAGCGACTTTGGTTCGATCTCTGTTGTACCAGATCGTTTCATTCGTAGCCGTGATGCGTTCATCCTTGACCCTGAGTACGCAGCGATTGGTTACCTGCGTCCGTTCCAGACGAACGAACTTGCAAAAACTGGTGACTCTGAAAAGACCCAGATCCTTGCCGAGTTCACGATGGAAATGCGTAACGAAGCAGCTCACGGTATCCTCGCGGATCTGAAGTCTGCCTAAGTTATAAACTGTGGTAAAAAGAAGGGAGGCGTAACAACCTCCCTTTTTTTATGAACACAAAGACAACATTTCACGCTACCGACGATCAGTTTGTGTTCCAGAGAACGCAAGAGATAACCGACATCGTTGAGCAGAACAAAGCCCTGTACAACGCGACAGACGAGCGTGAGCGATGGGGAGAGTGGACACGCTACGCACAACTTCCCTTTGTTGTGGTTGATGACCTAAACGCCAAGGGCATCATGCGTGGGTTTGCGGTGATTGACGAGAAAAGATTTAGGGCGTGGATGAACGACCCAGAAAACAGACACTTCAGGACGAGGCCAGGAAAAGTATGAAAGTAGCTCTGTGCGTCCCATGCAGGGACACGATGATGACCGGTACATCTTTTGACATGGCTCGATTGGCTGCTTATGACGGTGCTAATCGGGTCGGCAAACACGGTGGCGCTTTATTGCTCTACACAGCGCCAGGCACGCTGATCTTCTCTCAACGCGAGTCTCTAGCGAAAGAAGCGCTGGCAGACGGTGCGGAATACATTCTCTGGGTTGACTCGGATATGAGGTTCCCCAAGAACACCTTGGAGCGTCTGTTAGCTCACGGCAAACAGATCGTCGGGGTTAACGCAGTCACGAGACGAAAGCCCGTTTTACCTACGGCGATTAACTTCCATCAAGACAAGGAAATCTTTGAGAAGATTGAGAGCAGAGGCAAGAAGGGTATCGAGGCTGTCACTGCTGTAGGTTTCGGGGTTGTGCTAACCCATAAATCTGTGTTTGAGGCTATGCCCCAACCTTGGTTTGATGTAGTATGGGGGGCGGGTGGTCTAATTGGCGAAGATGTGCATTTTTGTGTAAAAGCCCTAGATCACGGTATTCAGACGTTCGTGGATCACGAATTGAGTCTTGAGATAGGACACATCGGGACGTACGAATATCGATGGAGCGATGTCGAATATGGCCCTAAGCACTTACAGCGAACTACAAACGACGATAGCTAATTATCTCAGTAGAGATGATCTTACTACCGCGATCCCTGACTTCATCCAACTCGCGGAAATACGCTTACGCAGAGATCTACGCCTGCGCCAGATGCTTACCCAGACATCGATCACGGCTACAGGTGGTGGCGCAACAATTAACCTCCCTACTGACTTCCTGCAAGCGCGGGATGTGTACGTTGATTCTGATCCCGACTTCCCGATCACGTTCGCAACGCCGAGTATCTTCATCAGGAACGGCAGGACGAACGAGAGTGGTGTACCAGCTTTCTACACGATCCTCGGTTCGACCATTCAGCTTGCGCCAATTCCTGACAGCAATTACACGATTAAGATCCTCTACTACGCAGCGCCTGCTTTTCTCTCGACTTCCAACACAACAAACCTCTTCCTAACGACTTGTCCTGATGCGCTCTTGTACGGTGCTTTAGGAGAGGCTGAACCTTATCTCATGAATGACCCTCGGTTGCAGACCTGGGGTGTTTTGTATGATCGTGCGATCACTGCGCTTACGAGATCCGACGAGGAGAGCCAGTATTCGGGCGTTCCTCTTGCGATGGCGCTTGCTAAACGATGAGAGTTAACTTTGGTGAGTGGTTACCAGATCAGCCAGGCGTGGCTGGTGCGCTCGTGGATGCTAAGAACGTCATTCCGCAACAAGTAGGATACGGACCGCTTCCTGCTCCTGCTGAGTGGTCTAACGCAGCATCAGAAACGCTTAACTCGGTTGTTGCTGCTGCTGCACCTAGTGAAGCAGTTACGGTCTTTGCTGGCGGTGATACGAAGTTGTTCAAGCTAGGAACGAACTTAGCTTTGTCTGACGTATCAAAGTCTGGTGGTTATACAACCCCATCGGATCAGAAGTGGCGGTTTACCCAATTCGGCAACCGAGTGATTGCAGCTAACGGTGGTGACAGGCTCCAGGGCTACCTCATGGGTTCATCGACGCTCTTTGCAGACCTTGGTGCTGCTGCGCCTAAGTCTCGGTACGTCACTACGGTTAGAGACTTTGTGGTCGCAGGCTTTAACAACGGAGCAACGATTTACCCTAACCGTGTCGAATGGTGCGCGTTGGGCGATGAAACCGATTGGACCCCATCCGCTCTCACACAGTCTGACTACCAGGACATTCCTGACGGTGGGCATGTGAAGGGGTTGACGGGTGGTGAGTACGGTCTTGTGTACATGGATCGTGCGGTTGTCCGTATGTCCTACGTTGGAAGCCCTCTTGTATTCCAGTTTGACACGATCTCTAGGGGCTTGGGTTGTATGGAGCCCAACTCGATCATCCAGTACGGCGGCATGTCGTTCTTTTTGTCTGATGATGGGTTTTATCGCTGCAACGGTCAGGCAGTCGAGTCTATTTCTGTCGAGAAGGTAGATAGGTGGTTCTTCAACAACGTGGATATATCGCAGTTATCTACGATGAGCGCTGCGATTGACCCGCTTAAAAACCTCGTTATCTGGTGCTTTAAGACTGTTAGTCAGTCAACCAATGTCCTGATCTACAACTTCAACCTTAACAAGTGGTCTTATGGTGAGGTGAATGTAGACACGATCTCATCTTCGACTGCTATCACGACAACATCTTCGTCTGGCCTGACCTTAGAGCAATTAGACGCTTACGGAAGCATTGATTCGCTTCCTGCAAGCCTTGATTCCTTTGGATATACGGTCACATCCAACCTGCTTACGGGTACGCTAGGCGCGAAGATTGTGGCTTTCTCTGGGTCGGCATTAACGGCAAACATCATTACACCTGATTTATCGCTCAACGATACACCTAGCGTAGTGACGCTAGTAAGACCCGTGATTGATACGGGATCGTGCTCAGTGCAAATCTCGTCGAGAAAGCGTTTGGGCCAGGTTGCTCAGTTTACGGGTTCAAGTTATACGGCAAACGATGACAACCGCATTGGCTTGCGTTCTTCTGGAACCTATCATCGGTTGCAGGTAAGACCTTCTGGGGTCTGGACTTCCGCGGTTGGAATAGATGTCACGGTTGTACCGCAGGGGCTGAGATGATATTCCGTACGCTGCCTCCGTTTGGTGGCGATGCGAGAGCGGTTGCCGAGATCGTCCGTAACATCATGGACGGTAAGACCAACAACACGGGAACGGTGACGCTTAATACCGGAAACGCCACCACAACCACGATTACAGACGCGAGAATAGGAGTAGAAAGCAAGATCATCCTTGTTCCTTACTCTGCTGCTGCCTACGCGGATGCGGTCCCTTATGGCTCGTTTTACGACCTTACAGACCAATCTGCTGCAAGCACCACAACAGCCTATGCCATCACGTTTTCCAACACCGACCTGTCCAATAACGTCTACCTGTCGAACTCATCGAGGATCAATGTAAGGGCTGCTGGTAAGTACAACTTCCAGTTCTCAATTCAGTTTGCTAACGATGACTCGCAGATACAGGACGTAGATGTTTGGATAAGAAAAAACGGCACTGACGTTGCTGACAGCAACTCTAAGTTTTCGATTGACTCAAAACACGGGTCGATAAAAGGCCACGTTATTGCTGCGCTCAACCTTTTTGTAGACCTCGCTGCCAATGACTACATTGAGCTTATGTGGGCTACGACATCAACGCTTGCCATCATCGAGCACATCCCCACTCAAACGAGTCCGACGAGACCTGCGACTCCTTCTGTGATTGCCACGATGCAGTTTGTTGGGGGGTTTTCTAACGGCGGGGTGTATATCTCTTCGGTTACGAATGGCTCCGCGACGATTACGCATTTTCCTAACGCTACCTCCGATAAGACGTACGGTTATGTGGTGGTTGGATGAATGTTCAATACGTTAAGCCGGAAAATCTTCGCAAAATCTGGCCGTTCGTTAGGCAGGGATTGGAAGTCATTCTCAGAAAGAGTCCGGAAGCATGGATACCCGAGGACATTTACGCGGACTGTTTTGCAGGGCGATCACTTCTTTGGGTCTTTGTTGAGGATACTTATCCTTGCGGCTTTGTTGTTTTGCAGCCTATCGGCGATAATTTGCATATTTGGTGCGCTTATGGCAAGGGAGATTTTGATGCAGGCATGGATCATGTTCTCCGCATTGCACGAGAAGGTGGCGCAAGGACTATCAGCTTTGATTCGTGGCGTAAAGGCTGGGATCGCAAAGCTCAAGCGTTGGGTTTCAGGCCCAGGAAATGGGTAAGAGAGGTTTAATATGTCTGGCGGGTCAACAAACACAGTAACCAGGACGGAATTAGATCCGTCTATGCAGCCGTACGTTCAGTACGGTCTATCTGAGGCTCAACGTCTATACGCAACTGGAGGCCCACAAGCCTACACAGGGCAGACGTACGTTGGACCATCGCAACAGACTCAGGCAGCAATGTCGGCGATGCAGACAAGGGCTATGCAAGGCAATCCGCTTGTACCTTTAGCCCAACAACAACTTGCAGGCCAGATAGGCGGCGCTCAGGCTACAGCTTTACAGGGCCAATTTAACCCGTTGTTGCAAAGCACAATTACAGGTGGCTACCTCAACCCGAATCCTTACCTTACGCAAGCCTTACAGCCTGGCTTTAACCAAGCAACGCAGTCTTATCAAGACGCAATCAACCAGATGAGGTCTAGAGCTTCTGCTTCTGGTCGCTACGGGATGAACGAGGCTCTGATGTCTCAAGAGGCTCGCGCTCAGGGCGCGTTAGCAAATGCGCTAACTTCTCAGGCGGGTCAGCTTGCTTACCAAAACTATGCAGACGAGCGAGCAAGGCAGCAGTCTGCGCTTGGCCTCAGTGCAAACCTTTACGAGCAAGAGAAGGCTAGACAACAGGCAGCTATCGGTGCTGCGCCAGGTCTTGCTGCTCAGGACTACACGGACATTGCACAACTGGCTCAGGTTGGCCAGACAGCAGAGCAATACCAACAGGCTGCTCTTGCGGATGCCATTCAGAAGTTCAACTACCAACAACAACAACCTTACGCGAACCTACAATCGTTCCTGTCGAGTGCTTATGGCGCTCCTGCTGGGCAGCAGACTATTCAGCCGACCTACTCTAATCCGCTGGCAGGTGCTCTAGGCGGCGCTTTAACAGGCGCTCGATTGGGCAGTATGGTTCCTGGTCTTGGTACTGGGTTGGGCGCAGCGGCAGGTGGATTGCTTGGCTTGCTTGGGAGGTAATTGTGTCTACATCTAATTTCCTTGGCGGCATATTTGGCGACATGCCTTCTTACATGGGTGGCCTGTTAGGCGCTGAAGAGCAGGAGAAGTTACGCCAACAAGCACAAGACCAAGGTTTGCTTAACTTAGGGCTTTCTCTGTTGGCTGGATCTGGAAGAAGCCCTGTTAGAAGGTCTACGGGCGAGCTTGTGGCGCAAGGTTTACAGGCAGGCCAGCAAGCCTATCGTGGTGCTGTGCAGCAAGCGGTGCAGGATAGGATGACTGCGCTACAGCTTGGCGAGATGGCGAAGAAACAAAGAGCTGAACAAGCATTACCTGGCCTTATTCAGGGCGCTATGGTCGCTCCTCAAAGAGAGTTGACGGATCTTGAGCGGATGGAAATGAGAACTCCTTCTGTTGCTACGGGTCCAGCTCGATTTGATCCTCAACAGTTTTTGCAAAGAGCAACTGCTGCCGGTGTGTCGCCCACGGTTGCTATTCCGCTGGGCCAACAGATTCAATCATTTACTAAACCGCAAACAAAGGTTTACAAGCCTGGTGATGTAATCATGGACGAAGTAACTGGGCAGGTGCTGCATACCGTCCCAGAAAAGTCTGAGATGGGCTATATGTCAACAGACCAGGGTATTTTTGCTTATGACAAAAATGCAAAAACACCGTCTTTAGTAAGAGTTATGGATGCTGGCGGCAAAGGGTTTACAGGGGAGGCGGCAAATTATGCCCTTAGTGAATATGGCACTAGCGATCCTGCAAAATTAACCCCAAAACAAAGGCAAGACGTTTGGCAGAAAGGTGTCATAGAGTCTAAAAAAGCTGGGGCGACTAATGTTGGGGTTAACGTCCCGACTCAAAGTGAATTTGGCAAAGGTGTTTTTGCTAGCTATCAGGGTATTCAAGAGGCTGCTGGCAACGCAAGAACAACGCTTGGTGTTGTTAATCAGCTACAAGGATTCCTTGATGCTGGAGTAAAAACAGGTTTTGGGGCCGAGTCTAGGGCAACTCTTAATCGAATTGGTCAGGCAATTGATCCTAACTTTAAGGTTCCAGAAACCGCTGGTATTGAGGCTGTTCAGGCGGCTACGGCGCAGCTTGTTTTGCCGCAGGTTAAATCGCTTGGCGCAAATCCAACAGACAAGGATTTGGCGTTTATTGCTAAATCATCGCCGGAATTATCCAAGTCAGTTGAAGGTAATAAACTAATACTCGAAGCATTACGAGTTAAAGCGGAGCGGCAACTTGCTGACGCTGATTTCTCTTCAAGATGGGTTCAAGAAAACGAAAAAATTATTGCGTCAAACCCTATCAAAGCTAAGGCTGAACAAGACAGGGCTTTGGAAAACTTTAGGCAAACGTCTCCTGTTTACACAACGTCTGGAGATCAATTGAGGCGCAAGTTTGAAGGGCTTAGGTCCGTTGGTTCTGCCGGATTACCTCCAGGCGTAAGAGTTACTAGGGAACGCTAATGAAAACCTACAGCGTCGAGATTCCAGGCCAAGGTCGGTTTCGCGTAGAGTCCGAGCAAGAACTTACGGACGAGCAAGCGTATCAGGCGGCACTAATGCAAGCTCAAAAGGAGCCTCCTACGCAAAGACTTCGTACTGCCGCCCAAGGTTTTACGATGGGAGCATCTGACGAGGCTGAGGCCGCGATTGTTTCTCGATGGACGGGAAGGCCGTACGACGAGGTTCTTAGCGAGATCCGTACAAAGATCAAGGCTTACCAGCAAGCACAGCCCGTTGAATCAACTGGTGCTGAATTGATGGGTGCGGCGGGTATGGGTTTATTAACCGCTCCGCTTACTGGCGGCGCATCTATTCCAATGACGCTAGGACGCGCTGCTGCGCTCAGTGGAGCGCAAGGTGGTATCACTGGATTTGCGTCTGCTGAGGGCGGTATGCAAGAGCGTGGCGCTGGTGCGGTTACCGGAGCGGTTACAGGCGCTGCGCTAGGTCCGATTGCTCAGAAGGGCATGGAGGCTCTTGGGTTTACTGCCGACAAGGTTGTCGATTGGGCTAGGCGCAACATAGGCGGTCGAGGAAGCAAGGCTGTCGAAACGGAAATCCAAAGGCTCGCAAGCACTAGCGGCATGACAACAGATGAGATCGTTGATCGTATCGCTAAGGGCGAAATCATGGCAGAAAACGAGACGCTGAGAACAGCGGTTCGTGCGCTGTACTCACAGGGTGGCTCTGCTTCCAATATTCTTAGAGAAGCATTAACGGTCCGACCTGAAGCGTTTAGAAAGTCTGCTCAAAGCATGATGCAGGCAGGTTTAACGCCAGGCGTTAATAAGAGCGTGCTTCGCTCCATGAAAATGACTGATGACGCTGCAAGAGCAGCAGAGCGCCAGGCATACAAACAAGCCTTTGAACAAGGCGGGATCATATCTCCTGAGTTAACACTAGCCTTTGGCGATGCAATCAAAAAAGTTCCCAATGTAGTTGAAAACATCAACCGCAATTACCGAGCAGAAACAGGTAAGAAAAACTTTTTTGAAGTTGTTGATGGCAATGTGAAGTTTGATAAAGGCGCAACACTTGAAGATTTTGAGATTGCAAGAAGGGCTTTGCGCGACGAGGCAGATCAAGCCTATCGAGCAGGGCAGGGGTCTTATGGAGAGATCCTTAAAAACCTTGAGTTAAACATCAAAACGGCACTGGATGCAGCGTCTCAACCATTAGCCAAGGCCAGGGCAGGTGCTGCTGCATTGCGTCAAGCAAGAGACGCTTTTGGCGAGGGCAGGAAAGCTCTTACGAAAAGTGCAGACCAGGTTGATTTGGAAGTTCAGGGACTAAACGCACAGCAATTACAAGCATATCGCTCTGGCGTTATGGACTCATTCCGCAACAAGTTCACAACTGGGCAGCGCAAGTCTTTAATGACAACGCTCGCAGACCCTGAGAGCAAAGAAGCAAAAATCTTAAGGTCTGTGTACCCTCAAGATTCGCTTTCCGACTTGATGAAGAAAATTGATCTTGCGTCTCAATCTCAAAAAACAGCCACTTCGGTTCTTGGTGGATCTCAAACTGCTCCTAGCCTGTTACAGGCTCAAAAAGTTGGTTCTAACGTTTCTGCTCAGGAGATGGTTTCGGCTATGAGCGGAGATCCCTTCGCTTTATTGAACGTAACCCGTAAAATCCTGAGTAGCAAAACTCAAAATCTTTCCGAGCCTGATCGTGAGCGTGTTGCAAAGATTTTGGTTGAAACAGACCCAACTCTTGTTAGAAGGGCGTTACAGGACGATAGCGTGATGGCAGATTTACAGCGTAGGGTCGGTCAAATTATGGGCGGCACTGCGGTAGGCGCAAGAAGCGCAGGGGCGTATGGCGCTGGGGCTTATTTAACCCCATCGTTGCTAGCGGAGTAATCATGGCAAAGACAAAGATTTCCGAGTTCTCCTCAACTCCAGGCAACAACACCGATATTGATGGCATCGATATTGCTGAGGGCTGCGCTCCTAGTAACATCAATAACGCGATTCGTGAGCTTATGTCGCAGCTCAAGAATCAACAGGCAGGCTTAGATGGCGACTCGTTTACCTCTTCTGATGTCTTAACGGTTCAGGGTGTAACGGCTAACGCAGGTCGCGTTCGTCTCGGAGAGGATGCAGACAACGGTTCTAACTATGTTGAGTTACGCGCTGCCGCTTCTATCTCCACCAACACAACCTTTGTACTTCCCTCTGCCGATGGTGCTGCCAATACTCTACTAGGCACAGACGGGTCCGGAAACCTTTCTTTCTCGTCCGTTACGGGCACGGGCAATGTTGTCCGCGCAACATCTCCGGCACTAACGACACCTGATCTCGGTACACCTTCTGCGGTAACCTTAACTAACGCCACGGGCCTTCCTATTATCGCGGGAACGACAGGAACCCTGACAGTCGCTCGTGGTGGAACGGGTGCAACGGATGCTGCGACTGCGAGAACTAACTTAGGCGTTACTGAGACAGGTCAAGATACAACCTATGCCTTTAGGTCCAATAACCTCTCTGATCTCTCCTCGGCCTCGACTGCTCGCACGAATCTAGGCTTAGGCACGATTGCCACACAGTCCGCTGCTAGCGTATCTATTACTGGCGGCTCGATTACAGGAATTACCGATCTTGCCGTGGCAGACGGTGGGACCGGAGCTTCTTCTGCGCTGGATGCTCGCACCAACTTAGGTGTAACCGCGACAGGCCAGGATACAACCTACGCTTACAGGGCCAATAATCTCTCTGACCTATCGTCAGCCTCGACCGCAAGAACGAACCTCGGTCTTGGGTCTATCGCTACACAAGCGGCTAACTCGGTTTCTATCTCTGGTGGCTCGATCACAGGGATTACAGACCTGGCCGTTGCAGACGGTGGTACTGGCGCTTCTACAGCAAGCGATGCTCGCACCAATCTAGGCGTTCCTTCTAACACAGGTTCTGGCGCTACTGGAACCTGGAACATCGACATTCTTGGTTCTGCCAATAGCGCGACAAGTGCAACATCGGCAACAACCGCAACCAATCTTGCAGGCGGCGCTGCCAATCGTCTTGCGGTACAGACCGCATCTAATACAACGGGCTTTGTAACTGCTCCATCATCGTCAGGAACTTACCTCTCGTGGAATGGGACCGCACTAACCTGGGCGACTCCAGCAGGAACGGGTGACGTTGTAGGACCGTCTGGAGCGACCGCTAACCAAATCGTTTTGTTTGATGGTAGTACGGGCAAGCTAGTCAAAGCAGCAGGCACTACGGGCGTTCTGAAGGCTGCTAGCGGCGTTATCTCTGCTGCAGTGTCCGGCACTGACTTCGCTCCACCAACGTCAGGCACAGGCATCCTAAAAGGCGACAACGCAGGTGGTTTTTCTACCGCATCGTCTGGGATTGATTACGCTCCTGCGACAACAGGAACCTCGATCTTAAAGGCTAACGGTTCTGGTGGCTTTGCAAATGCAACTGCTGGTACGGACTATGTACCGATCACAGGTACAGGCGCGACAGGTAACTGGAATATCAACGCGGCAACGGCGACAAGTGCAACGTCTGCAACCTCTGCGACAACCTCGACAAACCTTGCTAGCGGTGGTCCTAACCAGATCCCTTACCAAACAAGCTCAGGAACTACGAGCTTTATTGCAGGCCCAACGGTTAGCTCGACTTACCTCTCTTGGAATGGAACGGGGTTTGTTTGGGCTGCTGCGTCTGGCGGTGGTGGAACGACTACCAATGCTGCAACCTTCAACAACTCAGGCTCCGGTGCTGCTTCAGGAACAACCTTCGATGGATCGGTAGCGCGAACCATTAGTTACAACACGATTGGCGCTCCATCCACAACGGGTACTAACGCTAGCGGAACCTGGTCCATATCAATTACTGGAAGTGCAGCCTCTGCAACAACGGCAACAGGCGCACAGAATGTATCTGGAGGTTCTGCTAACAAGATTGTGTACCAGACGGGTGTAGGTGCGACATCGTTTATAGATGCTCCTACGACATCATCTACTTATTTACAGTGGAATGGTTCAGCGTTTGTATGGGCATCGGCAGGAAGTGGCTCTGGGACAGTTACTTCAGTTGGCCTCACCATGCCTTCTGGCTTTACGGTTTCCAATTCTCCGGTAACGAGTTCAGGAACGCTTGCAGTCACAACAAGTTTAAGCGGCATCTTAAAAGGCAATGGCTCAGGCTTTACGACAGCCACATCAGGTACGGACTACGCTCCTGCTACTAGTGGTACGTCAATCCTGTATGGAAACGGGTCTGGTGGGTTTTCTAATGTCACGGTAGGAACCGGATTATCGTTCTCTGCTGGTACGTTAAGCGCAACCGGAGGGAGTGGCACAACAACCAATGCTTTAACACTCAATAACTCTGGTTCTGGCGCAGCGTCAGGAACGACATTTAACGGTTCTACAGCAGTCACGCTTTCATACAATACGATAGGTGCTGCTCCTGCTCCTACGGGCGCGAATACAGAGCTTTTAGCCAATAACGGTACGGGTGGGTTCAGTAACGTCACGGTAGGTTCTGGCCTTAGTTTGTCGGCTGGTACGCTGTCGGCTACAGGTGGTGGCGCAGGTGGGCCAATCCTAGAATCGCAAATTTTGATTTCGAGCAATGTCACACTTACGAGCAACACAAACGGACTGTCTGTCAGTCCTGTCACGGTCGCGGCAGGTTATGCTGTGACGGTTCCAGATGGTCAATCGTGGATGGTTTTGGGGTAACTTATGTCAAAGATCAAACTTCAGGGTAACGCTTCTGGGACAGGGACAACAACCGTCCAATCTGCCAATACCAGCAGCAATACAACCTTTACGCTTCCTGGCACAGACGGTAGTGCTAATCAGTTTTTACAGACTGATGGCTCAGGCAACCTAACCTTTGCTTCTGCGGTAACGTCTGCTAGCTTAGGAACTGGTGTAGCTACCTTCCTAGCCACACCGTCATCCTCTAACCTAGCAGCAGCGGTGACTGATGAGACAGGCTCAGGCTCGTTAGTTTTTGCCACATCGCCAACGCTCGTAACACCTGTGCTGGGTACACCTACATCAGGAACCCTAAGCAACTGTACGGTAGACGGTACTAATACAGTAGGCTTTAGGACTGCACCACAGACCTCTGGAGGTGCTTCCGCTTACACGTTAGTGCTTACAGACTCAGGCAAGCACGTTATCTTTACAGGCGGTTCTACGGCTACGCTGACTGTGCCAACTAATTCGTCTGTAGCGTTTCCCATTGGAACAACGATTCTTGTGGTGAATGACAATTCAGGCAACCTTACGATCTCTGGTGCTGGTGTTACCTTTCAGTTAGCTAACGGTGCTACGGGTAACAGGACAGTGGCGACCAAAGGTTTAGCGACTTGTCTGAAAACGGCTACGGATACGTGGTATGTCTCTGGTGCAGGAGTGACCTAATGGCTGGTAACTTAACGGCGATGATTGCTGCGGCGTTCTCTGGGAGCGCTGCACCTCCAGTAACGTCTGATCCTTACTACGAATACACCACGCTGCTGCTCCCAGGCAACGGAACTAACGGCGCACAAAACAACACGTTCTTAGATAGCTCTACCAATAACTTCACCATCACCCGTAACGGCAATACGACACAAGGCACTTTCTCACCGTTCTCGCAGACGGGGTGGGGGAATTATTTTAATGGGAGTAGTTCTTTAGCCACTCCAGCGACAAGTCAATTTAGTGCAACAGGCGATTTTACAATTTCATGCTGGGTTTATATACCGGCTTTAAGTACAGGAATTATTGTTTCAAGTTGGGCTTCTACAGCTAGCGACCAATGGATGCTCGTTCATGAAAGCAACGGGTTTGTTTTTTATGTAGGCACTCCACAGACGCTTAATGCACCTAACACTGCGGTTACAAATCAATGGATGTTTTTGTCAGTAAGTCGCAGCGGTTCTGCGCTTTCTATGTATGCCAATGGATCATTAATAGCTAGTAATACAAGCTCCGCAACTATTGGCAATCCAAATCAATCAATATTGGTTGGACAAAGAGGCTTTCCAGGTAGCCCTGTTTATTTCACTGGTTACATTTCAGATGTAAGGATTGTCAATGGCACGGCAATTTCTGGGGCCACAGTTCCAACATCACCGGCAACAGCCGTATCAGGAACAGCATTATTAACCTGCCAATCCAACCGCTTTAGAGACGCAAGCACCAACAACTTCACCATCACAGTCAACGGCTCTCCCTCCGTACAAGCCTTCTCCCCATTCAACCCCAGTGCTAGCTGGTCTGCTGCGACTTATGGTGGGTCAGGGTATTTTGATGGGAATGGGGATTATTTGAGCGCAGCTAGTAATGCTGCTTTTAATCTTGGCACTGTTTTTAGTGTTGAGACGTTTTTTTACACAACATCTACAGCTAAACAAGTTTTTTTCCAACTTTCTGGCTACGTCTTTTATGTGGAGTCTAATAAGTTAACAATATGGGCCCCAGGGTCTATTGGTGGTACAGGAACAGACGTTCCAATAAATTCTTGGGCGCATATTGTTTTTACAAGGGATTCATCAAATCAAGCGAGAGCTTTTGTAAACGGAGTTCTTGCTTGGTCAGCTTCAATGACAGCAGCATCTTCTCAAACCATAGCTTATATTGGGGCTGAGAACGGATCAACTAATTTGGTAAACGGTTATATGTCAAACATAAGGTTTGTAAAAGGCGACATACCAACGGCTTATCAAACCACATCAAACACGGCAGGAACAACAATATTTACCCCACCAACCGCACCACTCACCGCCATCACCAACACCTCCCTCCTCCTAAACTACACTAACGCTGGTATTTACGATGCTACTAGCAAGAATGATCTGGAGACGGTGGGCAATGCTCAGATAAGTACGGCGCAGAGCAAGTGGGGTGGTAGCTCTATGGCGTTCAATGGGTCAACGAGTTATTTGCTTGCCCCAGCGTCAAATTTATTTGACTTAGGCAGTGCGGATTGGACAGTTGAGGGTTGGTTCTATATGAGCGCAACAGGAAGTTATCCGGCTGTTTGGACTCTAGGCAATTCAAACGGTGACTCGCATAACTTATTATGTAACGGAGGGACCAGAGATCTCTATTATTTTATTAATGGAGGTGTTACTGCTGTCTTAGTTACCACAATATCGTTAAGTCAGTGGTATCACTTTGCAGTAGTTAGAAGTTCTGGCACTACAAAAATTTACTTGAACGGAACTCAGACAGGTGGAACGACTGCAAACGCTCCAACCTCAAACAACAAGAAAGCGCAGATCGGCGGGACTGATTACGGAAGTCAGTATTGGAATGGCTACATACAAGACCTACGCATCACCAAAGGCTACGCTCGCTACACAGCTAACTTCACTGCGCCAACAGCAGCGTTTCCCACGTTATAGGACTAGACCATGCAATACTGGACAAAGAACGGGTCTATCCCATCACAAGAGACCGATGGAACAGAGGGCTGGCAACAGGCTCCATCACCTCCTACAGACATCCCTGAAGGCAAGGAACTGGTGTGGTTAAACTGGGAATGGATCATAAGAGACCCTAAGCCAGCAGACAGAGCAGGTTACCAGTGGAATTGGCAGCACGATACACGAAGCTGGGTAGAAGGATCGTGGGGGACTGTGGAGGTTGTAGAGCCTATTCAGCCTTTAACAACCATTGACGTAACCTTCTTTAGCTCTTCACAGGTAGCCAACCTAACAACATCACAGGTGATCTAATGGCTAATGTATTAAACGCAGCTACTGCTGGAACCTCGATTACGTCTGACAACACAGACATCCTAGAGGTCAAGACCGGAGGTACGCTAGCACTTACGATTTCCTCTGCACAGGCTGCGACCTTTGCTAAACAACTCTCTCTAGCGTCTACATCATCGCAGATCGGTGCAAAGCTACAAGGTGTTGTTGAGACGATCACGGTATCAGCAACAGCAGCAACAGGCACGATTAACTTTGACACTACGACTCAAGGTGTCCTGTACTACACAACTAACGCTTCTGGGAACTTCACAGTAAACTTCAGAGCCTCTTCTGGTACGTCACTGAATACCGCAATGGCGACCGGAGAAGTCTTAACCTGTGCTTTCTTAGTCACTAATGGAAGCACTGCTTACTACAACTCTGCGGTGCAAGTAGATGGTTCATCGGTTACACCTAAGTGGTTAGGTGGTACTGCTCCTACAGCAGGCAATGCTAGTTCTATCGACGTGTATTCCTACTCCATCATCAAGACAGGATCGGCAGCATTTACTGTCTTAGCTAGTCAATCCAGGTACGCATAATGCCTGTCCTAGAAGCATTAGGAGGCGGTTCTGTCAGAGGCTTTGGCCCAGGATCTGGTGCTAGAGGCCCGTCTACCATCGGTGAGTTCTGGCAGGGAGGTTACTACGCAGGGAAGATAGCTTTTGGTGGCAACACTTACTATCTTTTGGTCTCCCCTAAAGCCTCTGGTCAAAACAGCAGTATTAACTACAAGACATCGGATACGTCTGACTCGTTAGGCTTATCAACTTACGATGGAGCAACGAACACAGCAGAGTTAGACTCAGCAACTTATCCTGCTGCTCAATGGTGCGCTGCGCTAACGATCAATGGTTACTCGGATTGGTATCTACCTGCTCTTTATGAGTTAGAGATTTGTTACTACAACCTCAAGCCAACCACACAGTCTAATAGCACTTCTTACGGTACAAACTCCTACTCAGTGCCTTCTAGGGGTTCTAACTACACCACAGGAACACCAGCACAAACAAGCGTTGCTGCGTTTCAGTCTGGCGGATCAGAAGCCTTTGCTACTAACTTGAGGACTTGGTCTAGCACCAATCCTGGCGCTGGTCTTACAACAGCCACTAGAATTGACTTCTTAGATGGCAGTCAGTTCAATAACGCTAAATCTCAATCCTTAATCGTAAGAGCCATTCGTAAAGTAGCCGTATGAGGTTGTCATGTCGCCGGAACAAAAGTCTGATGTCATCACGGAAGCTGTAAAAGCAGCGCCTCCCATAGCCATAACCACGGCTGTTACTGTTGGTGGATTAACACTCAATGAATGGGTTGCACTTGCCACGTTGTTATATATTGTGCTTCAATCCGGTTGGCTTGTCTGGAAGTGGTATCACGCGATAAAAGACAAGAAGAATGAAAAATCTCCCTCAGATAGTTAAAGTAGTTTGGGAAGATGCAGCGCATGACACTTTGGGATGGGGTGAGAGCCTCGAAAAAGCCGCCGAGTTTCAGGTTCCACTTGTTACCTCAATTGGCTTTTTAGTTGCAGATAATGAGCGTGGCCTGAAGATTTGTCAGTCCGTTACGGATGACGCAATTGCTCAATCGCTAGTGATCCCGCGAAAGATGATCCAAAGCGTCGAGCACTGGGGGCTTCATCATGGTTCACAACGCAAAATGCAGCGACGATGAGTTCATCGCGCTATTCCGAGAGCTAAAAAGCCCTGCTGGGGTTGCTAGGGCTCTTAACACCTCACAACGCAGCGTCTATCTAAGGCGCAGGTCTATCGAGTCACGTTACGGTTTATTCCTAGACTCGGAACACTCTCTTACTATTCCTCAAAACGCTAAACGATCTATCTTAACCGTTGATGGTTACGTCTTGGTTTTTAGTGACGCGCACTTCATGCCTGGCGAACCATCCGTAGGGTTTAACGCGCTTCTTAAAGTCATCAAGATGCTCAAGCCTAAGGCGATTATTGCTAACGGCGACATCCTAGACGGAGGTTCGATTAGCCGATTTGGTCCTATGGATTGGAGTCCTGTTGCGAGTCTTAGGGATGAACTCGAAGCGGTCCAGTGGCACATGGATAAGATCGTCAAGGCTTGTAAGGGTCTAGGAACATTCCTACATAGAACAACCGGAAACCACGATATACGCTTCGATAGGCGTTTGGCAGGCCAGGTCCCTGAGTTCAAGGGTATCGGTGGAACATGTCTTAAAGATCATATCCCAGAATGGACGGTATCCTGGTCGGTGATGGTTAACGAGGTCTGTATGGTCAAGCATCGACTCCAACACGGAGGTATCCACTCCGGTTACAACAATGTGCTTAAGGCTGGTATCTCTACCGTCTCAGGGCATACCCACCTCTTAGAAGTCAAAGGTTGGGGCGACTACACCGGTCGTCGATATGGTGTGTCTACGGGTATGCTTGCAGATCCTGGCGGCGATCAGTTTAGTTACATGGAGGACAATCCCGTTCCTTGGTGTCAGGGCTTTGCGATTCTAAAGTTCCAAAACGGCAGGCTTCTTCCACCGGAATTATGCGAGGTTATAGAAGGAACCGCTTATTTTAGGGGTGAAGCAATTGGCTAGCTTTGAGTCGGCTTTCGATAAGATGATGGAGGACGAGGGCGGTTACGTTCTCCATGAGGTTCCTGGTGATCGAGGTGGAATGACCTACGCAGGTATTGCTCGCAAGATGAATCCTAACTGGGAGGGTTGGCAGTACATTGACTACACAGAGACACCTCCAACTCAAATGGTCCGAGACTTCTACAAAACAAACTTCTGGAACAAGATTAGAGGCGATGAAATCGAGTCAGACGTAATCGCTTCTTCTATCTTTAACTTTGCAGTCAACACAGGCGTTTCTGTCGCTTCTAAACTAGCCCAGATATGCGTTAAAACCGCTCCAGACGGTTCTATTGGACCCAAGACCGTACAAGCACTCAACCAAGCCAATCCTGAGCTATTTGTGGCCTACTACGCGCTTGCAAAGATCGCTAGGTACAGAGACATCGTGACCAGGGACAGGAGCCAGATGAAGTTCTTACTTGGTTGGCTAAATCGGACATTGAAATTATGAACTTCTTAGGCATAGGGTCGGTGATCGAGTCTGTTGGTAAGGTCGCATCGGACCTGATAACGACCGATAAAGAGCGGATGCAGCTTGAGCTCGAGGCCAAACGCATCGACCAGGCTATCGACCTAGGTCAGATGGAAGTCAACAAGGTCGAGGCTGCCAATCAGAATCTATTCGTTGCCGGTTGGAGACCTGCTATCGGTTGGGTTGGTGCTGGTGCGATGTTTTACCAGTTCCTGCTTTACCCTTTACTTGTTTGGGCGTGGACCTGGCTTCAGGCAGAGGGTTATGTTCCTCGTGAGGTATCGCCTCCTCCCATGCTCGACACAGACGCGCTATGGGTTATTTTGAGCGGGATGCTGGGGATTGCTGGCATGAGAAGTTTTGAACGCGTTAAGGGTGTAGTGCCGCCTGCAAGGTCTTAAGTTTTTTTAGTCTATACATTACGTTTTTAACATCGTAAGACTGAATTGATAGTATTTCAGCCACTTTTTTTGGTGAGCCATATTTCTCATAATTGTTGATAATTTGCACCCTAATATCATCAGTCAATTTTGATCTGGTAGAGTTTCTTGCCTGCTGTTCTTTAGTTGCCCATCGACAATTTTCTTTGTGATAAGGGCCGTTGTTATCTATTCTATCTAATGTAAGACCAACAGGCCTTGGGCTCATATCGGCAATAAAGTTCCTTATGTCATGCCATTGTTCGCATACATAAATACCTCTTGCACCGTAGTTTTTATACTTGTGATGATGTGTTTTATAACATCTTGCCATCATCGAGTTCCATACCGGATAAAGTTCATGAGACCAGCATCCGTGTTTAGTATTTTTTTCTGCCGCTTTGGCAATTCCCTTTGATGTATCAAGGACGATGTATGGGCTTCCATGCCTATACCAGCGCAAATAGTGCTTTCTACAAAACCCTTTTGCGTCAACGATTGATTCACAATCTTCTATTTTGCAAATATTCATACATTAAGAATACATCATTTTCGTACTTTAGAGAAGTGTTGCGCGGTAACTTCGTCCCTGACCATTTGCCCTATCTTGTCTCCGTGAACCCTGTCTATCTTCTCGATAATTGGGAGTCTTTTAGTCTTAGGAAGTTTTAGGATCATCTTCGCCCAATCCTGAACGACAAACGGCAGCGCTTTCTCATACGCTGCCGCGATCTCCTCAACGTCCGAAGATTTAACTTGCTTGATAAGGTTGATCCACGATGCCACGGATCGACCATTCCTTAAACGCTTTGTGTTTAGCCATCGTCTCTGGACACTCGGTACTTGGTGGCTTCCATCCGTATTCCCTCCATATTTCTTCGACGGGCCTGAACTTCTCGTTCCTGGTTTGATTTTTGATTAGCTCTCTCCAGTTCATAAGAGATCTTTCGGCCACGCATGGACAGCAGACGCATAAGGAGTGCCTGGGCGTGGCGCATGGTAGAACCTCCGCTTTTCAAAGTCTTTCTCTTTCCAGAAAGCACTGGGATTCTCGCTCTCGATGGTCCTGATCGCTTTATCTAAAGCAGGAGAATCGTCGGTTATGAGTTTAGGTCTAACAATATAAGCCTGCCTCAACAGGCTTTGGTGTTTGCTTAGGTGCATATCTTTCTCCTCAGAACGGTACGTCATCGTCTTGTTTTGCAGGTCTTGACTCTCCATCCTTCTGCTGGAACTTCAACCCCAGATACTTTCCATCCGATCCCTCGTTGACCCAACCTGATACCCAGTAATCAATCCCTCCAATAGTTGCTGACCCTCTGTAATCAGGGTGAGCGTCTTTTTCTTTTTTCTTGTTCTTGCTAATACTTCCGGTTAGTTCTTTTGGCATAGCGATTTCTCCATTTCTGATACCTCGGCTAGAAAGTTCGTGAGTTGTAGCTCAATGATCTTGAACTCCTCTGGCTTTGGCTCGTATCTAACAATGAATAACTGCAAGTGATCGGGAAGCCTTGGGTCGAAGCTAACAAAGTCGCACCATGTTTTACCTGTCACTAGCATTTGAGTGAGCATTTGAGACTTGTACTTAGTGGGAACCTCCTTTGCGAGTAAATAATCAACGTGAGTGTTTGAGTTAGGACACTTGATCTCGATCAGACCTGAGCCTACAAACCCATCAGGAGAGGCTCCAAGCCATTCTATGCTCTTATGCTTATGAAAACCTGTCTGCTCCACAATCGAGCCTGTAGCCTGCTCATAAGCGACCCTAGCGATAGGTTCTTGCTCTGTACCCCACTGCATAGCCGCGTTCGTAAAAGAATCGGTCTGTAAGCCCGTTAAACGCTCTGTGACGAGCTGGATTGCGTAGTTCCTACGCGTAGCCGTACCTTGCTTTGCAATCGCGTCTGAAGCCCTAGAAGCCGTTACGTGGCCTAGTCTTGCTTTGTACCAATCCTCAGTTCTTTGTTCCATTTTGCACCTTTAGAAATCCTCGTTCGATCATTGCCTGCATCGTGTTTATGTAAGCCTGGTTCCAGAAGTCTCGACGTTCTTCACGAGACATATCCTTTCCCTGATCTAAGTATGTGTGACAACGAAAGCACAGGGATGCTACTAAAGCATCAGATACCTTGATGCCCATGCCTTTTCCTTGGTTCCTGTGTGCGGCGACAACCGTTCCATCTTCGCAAAAACACGATCCGCAAGGGATGTGCCTGCAAGCCTCAAGCAGCTTTTTGTTTATGTACATTGATCTTCCTTAAATCTAGTTCAGCGTCTTTCATCTCATCAGTCCAAATCAAGCCTTTCTCCAATGCGTACTGTAGGAGCTGTTCCACAAGATCAGAGAACTCAGAGACCGTGAGAGAAGCGGTAGAAGGCTCAAGCTCCTTCACCTGGCCTCCAGGTAGGTCCACGATCCTTGTTGGCAAGAATCGAGTTTTCGCCCACTCGTGCCATATGTCCTGTGTGTATTCTTGGTTCATAAGCTGCTCAGAACACGCAGTAAGGATCGCCCAATAAAACCGATTCTGAGCCGCTGTGCGAGGAGGTTTGGTAATAGTTACCATGTAACCTAGTTCAGCGTCTTGTAGAGCCTCTATAGCCTTCCTGCGGTCATTCTCAGTCGTTAAAATCAGTCGCATTTTGTCTCCACCAGTTGTAGTTGAACCTGAACGCTCGTCTTGCCATGTCTGGAAACCTATCGTGGTGATCCGAGAACATGGCTTCCAAGAGTCTCCTTCTAAACACCGGACCGTTTACGTCTAACCACATCAGCCAAGAATCAACGTCAGCTTCCTTGCCGTTCCCGATTAAAAACCTCATGGCGGTGATTGACTCGGTGCTTGGCTTTTTGTTGTACGGAGCCCTGCAAGCATCTTCTACTGCCAGGTTTATGACCGACCACAAGAGTTTCTTGCAGCGGTCAGTCTGGATGTCGTCGATCAAACCCTCTTCAAAGCGGTCTAGGTTCATTTGACTTCCGTAAGTGCTTTCTTTTTGGCTTCGTAAACAGCGACGA